CTCGAAAAAACATGAAATGAAAATCCAAGGCCCGGAAAATTAACAAAAATTTAAAATTATGAAATTATCAGAACATTTCACCCTGGAGGAGTTGACCAGTTCAGCTACAGCCAGGAGATATAATATCCCAAACAATCCTACTCCTGAGGTTGTTGAAAAGTTGAGATCATTATGTCTTAAAGTCCTAGAGCCATTACGTCAGCGATATGGAAAGCCAGTCATTGTCAGTAGTGGATATCGTTCTGTAAACCTGAATATCAAGGTTGGTGGAGTATCAACGAGTCAGCATATTTATGGTGAAGCAGCCGACATCAGGAGTGTGAGTGATAGCAAAGAGGATAACAAGGAGATTTTTGATATTCTCAAGCAGATGATTCGTGATGAAGAGATTTGTGTTGGCCAATTGATCAATGAGTATGATTACAATTGGGTTCATGTTTCTTTGCCGAATAAGAAACATAAAAATGAAATAATTGCTGTAGTATGATAGACGTAGATAAAGTATACAAGAAGTACAACAAAGATGTTCGTACCTACATGAAGAATCTTCTAATGTCTCTTCAGAATCAGTATGGGAATGTGCCAGAAGAATGGAGAATTTCTCTAGATCTCATAGCATTCAATTACAATACTATTCTCTTATGTCAGAAAGACCTGGAAGAGAATGGTTTCAGAGATGGTGAAAAGAGGAATCCAGCAATTACAACTTTGAATAATGCACAATCCTATTTGATCAAATTACTTGGTCAATTTGGTTTAACGATATATTCAAAATCCAAGTTGAAGGATCTCGACACATCAGAGAATATTCTAGATGAATTATTAAGTTAACGATATATGAAGAACGTCAACCTAGAGTATACCTATCAGAGTTATGTTGATGACGTTCTTTCCGGTAAAATAACAGTAGGTAAGAACATCCGCTTAGCTTGTGAAAGGTATGAGGAATTTAAGAGGAATCCCGAATATTATTTCGATGAAGAGGATGTCCAGAAGAAAATTAGAGTAGTATCAAAATTAAAACATTTCACAGGAAAACATAATGGAAAGCCCTTTATTCTGCTACCTTATCAACAGTGGATTATAGCTAATATTTTCGGATTTAAGTATAAGTCAACTGGTCTTAGGGTATGTAAAAAGGTATTCTTAATGTTATCCAGAAAGCAAGGAAAGACAGCATTGGCATCAGCTATTGGTATATTATGTGCTATAGCAGATGGTGAAGGTAATGCAGAAGTAGATATCCTTGCTAATTCTCGTCAACAGGCCAAGATTGCTTTCGATATGACTAGCAATTTTTGTGAAAGTGTTGACAGTAGATCTAAATTATTCAAGAGGTATAGAGATAGTGTTCTAATACCTTCCACCAAGAGTAAGATTCAAGTACTTTCGACAGATACAGCTTCTCTTGATGGATATAACTGTAGTTGTGGTATCATTGATGAGTTCCATGCAGCTAAGAACTGGGATCTTTACAATGTCCTAGTATCATCACAAGGTATGCGTGAACAGCCATTAATGATAGTTATTACGACAGCAGGTTTCTTACTTAGTCCTTTTCCATGTTATGTTATGCGTCAGACATGTATTGACGTTTTGAATGGGGTGAAACTGGATGATTCACAATTTTCCGCAATATATGAAATAGACCCTGAAGATGACTGGAAAGTAGAGGATAACTGGATAAAAGCTGCTCCTTCCTTAGGACAGACAGTTTCTTATGACTATTTAAGAGAACAAGTACAATCTGCTGTTAATAACCAAGCCCTAGAAGTTGGTGTAAAGACAAAAAACTTCAATATCTTCTGCCAGAGTAGAGATATCTGGATTAGAGATGAATATATTACTAATTCTTATCAGAAAGTAGATATGAAAGACTTTAAGGATGAGGATTGTTTCATGGGTGTAGACTTGTCAGCTGTATCAGATATGACAGTTTCTTCGATATTATTTCCTCCAAATCCTTCAAGATCTAAATACCCTGATAAATATGTATTCAAGTCCTATATATATCTGCCAGAAGAGGCTATTGAAGAGAGTGTCAATACAGATTTCTATAAACTATGGAAAAGACAAGGATTCGTTATAAGCACACCTGGAAACGTTGTTGATTATGATTATATTTTAAAAGACCAAATACACATTTATAACGAAACTTATCTTTTAGGTATTGGTTATGACTCTTGGAATGCTACTCAATGGGCGATTAATGCAACAAATGAAGGATTACCACTCTTTCCTTACTCTCAATCTATAGGTAATTTCAACAGACCTACTAAGACGTTTGAGATGTTAATAAAGAATGGAAAGGTTGTTATAGACTATAATCCAGTTATTCGTTGGTCTTTCCAGAATGTAGAGCTTAAAATTGACTTTAACGAGAATTGTAAGCCTATTAAAGCCAACAATGACAATAACAGGAAGATAGACCCTGTAATAGCCATGCTTCAAGCTTTAGGAACCTATTTAAATAATGTTAACTACTCTGATGGTGAAGTCCTATCAGTTTAAAAAATCGAAATCCTATGAATTTTAGAAACTTATTTTCAGGAAAGAAAGCTGAAAAAAGAGCACCATTAGAGGAATCAATAGTAGAATCTTCAGCAACGAGTGTAATATTCGGTACATATCGTCTAGATGGTTCTGCTACATCACTTTCTGCTTTTTTCGCAGCTACAGAATTGATTAGTAATAGTATTGCTCAACTTCCAATCCTAGTGAAGAGAGATAATTCTATTGATACTAATCATCCTATCAATTTCCTCTTCAAAAACACCCTAATCAGTAAGTTCAACTTCATTAAAAAGATGATTGTTGACATTATACTGAAAGGAAATGCCTTTGCCCTTATAGAAAGAGCACAAGATGGAACACCTCTTAATTTAATTTACCTAGAAAATGGAGATGTTGTAGTGAATTATAACAAGTATAAACAGACCCTGGATTATTCTGTTAACTCTAGAAAGATGAAAATCCAGGCAAAAGACATGATTCACCTATATAAAAATGCTCCAGATTCAGTTAATGGACGCTCCTTAATCTCTTATGCAAATGCTGTCCTGGAGCTTGCTAAGGCCACCGATAAGGCTGCATCTAAGTATTATTCATCAGGTTGTGCTCTTCAAGGTGTATTGACAATTAAAGGTGCAAGAAGAGGAGGTAAAGAACAAGCTAGACAGGCCTTTGCAGATACTCATTCAGGTGCTACTGGGTCTGGATTAGTGATTCTTGATGATGATATGTCCTATCAACCCATTAGTGGAAATGCTAATGAGTCTCAGATGTTAGAGGCTAGAGAGTTTAATGTAGAGGAAATTGCAAGATATTTCAACATTAATCCTATTCTATTGGGTGATAATAAAGGTGTATCATATAATTCCATCGAAGCAGCCAACATTGAGTTTATTACTAGAACCCTTCAGCCCTACATCTCATTATGTCAGGATGAATTTAACAGAAAATTAGTCAAGGAAGGTGAGAATATTGAGATTGACTTCGATGAAACTAGTTTGATACTTGGAGATCATAAGTCCCAAGCAGAATACCTACAGAAATTAGTTAGTGCAGGTATTATTACTACTAACGAGGCAAGACATACTCTTGGTTTACCACCTAAGGAAGGCTGTGATGACCTAATTGTGGCTTATACGAAGGTGGAAGATAACAAAATAGGAGAGAAAAATGATGACAAACAAGGAGACGAAGCTGGAGAAGATACAGATCAGGAGTCTTGAAGATGGTCAACCTAGCAGAGTAGTTGAAGGATATGCAGTCCGATTTAATGAACCTTCACAGGATATGGGCTTCATAGAAACTATTCTTCCAGGTGCTATTGACGATTCTGTTATCCAAAGGTCAGATATCTTCGCCAGATTTAATCACAGAGACGATGCAATCCTGGCTAGATCACGTTTTGGCAATGGTTCTCTTATTCTGGAACTGAGAAATGATGGTCTCTATTACTCTTTTGAAGCCCCACATACACAATTTGGTGATGAATTGTTAGAGCATATCAAGAGAGGCGAAATAGACTCTTCATCATTCGCATTTTCATTACCAGAAGACGGAAAAGGTGATAAGTGGAGTCAGAAGGAAGGTAAATATTATCGTACAATCAGCAGAATTGATAGACTGTATGATATTGCTCCTGTCTTCAATGCCGCTTATCCTACAACTTCATGCTCTAAACGTGCTCAAGAAGTCATGGATGCCGGAGAAGAATTAAACAATAAGCTCGATTCAATGATGAGGGAGATTGAAGAGCTGAAAGTTGATATTAAAGAAGATGGAAAAGAATGAAATCCTTCTGAAACAGGAAGAACTCATTAAACGCTGCCAGGAAATCGTTGATGGTTGTAAGGCAGAGATTCGTGATATGACTGTAGAGGAAGAAAAAGAGTTTAACGAGCTGAAGGAAGAGATTAAGAACCTCCGAGATGCTCAAAACAAGCCTGAGGATGAGGAAAAACCAGAGGACGAAGAGCCAAAGGAAGAAGATCCCCAGGATAACAAAGAAGAAGAGAAACCTCAGGAAGATGAACCTGAGGATGATGAGGACAAAAAGGAAGAAAAGTCCGAAGAAAGTAAACGTAATTTTAAATCAAATATTGAAATGGAAATGAAGTATAGTCTTATTAAAGAACTTCGTAATGCTTATGAGACTGGCAAAAAGATCAATCTTGCAGAAGTTCGTGCTTATACTGTAAATGATGAGGGTGAAGATGTAGTACAGACTGATATTTATGACATCTGGGAACCCCTTCGTGAGAAGAACGTGCTTGTACAGGCTGGTGCAAAGTATATCAGTGGTATCAAGAATAACGTTCAGATCCCTTTGATGTCAGCTGTATCCGTTAACTGGGCTGCTGAGACTGGTGCTGCTTCTGATGGTAGTGGTGCTTTCACTTCAAAGAGTTTGTCTCCAAAGCGTCTGACAGCTAAGTATCCTATTTCTCTGGAACTCTTAGCTCAGGATTCTATTGGTGTTGAGGCTGCTATTCGTGCCGATATCGCAAAGGCTCTGAGTGGCAAGCTTGAGGCTACAATCCTCGGTTCAGCTGCTGGTTCAACAACTCAGCCTGCTGGTATTTTCTATGGTCAGACTCCTACTCTGGTTGAGAACTTTGCTGGTCTGACTGCACTTGAGGCTGGTGTTGAGGCTGCTAATGTTTATGGCAATATGGTATATGTGATGTCTCCTGCTGCTAAGGGTGATTTCCGTGCCATGGCTAAGTCAAGCAAGTCTACACAGCTCGTTATGGAAGCTGGTCAGATTGATGGTACTCCCGTTCTGGCTACTTCTCATGTTGCAGGTGCTAATTTCATCTATGGTGATTTCAGCAACCTCGTAATCGCTACATGGGATAACGTACAGCTTGATGTTGTTCGTGATGTTGCTTCAGTAGGTAATGGTGTTGTCACGATCATTGTTAATGCTTTCGTTGACGCTGCTGTTATCCGTCCTGCTGCATTTGCATTCGGTAAGACACAGGCCTAAATTAATTAATTCTGTCTATGTTAATCGACTTACAAACAATAAAATCTCACTTGAATATAGATAGTGAGTATACTGAAGATGACAATTATCTTGAGTATCTTGAAGGTGTTGCCAAAGAAATCATCGAAAAGCACATAGACAGAACTTTTGATGATATCATAGCGGAAGAAGTAGAAATCCCTCAACCACTTCTTCATGCTATGCTTATAATGATTGGCAACATGTACGCGAATAGGGAATCAATATCATATTCACCCGTTTACTCAGTTCCAAATTCACTACAATATATACTTTCACTGTACAGGGATCATTCTAATTTTAACGTATGAGAGCAGGTTTATTAACAGAACCTATTCAGATAATAGAAAATGAAATTATAGTCAATGATTTTGGCGAAGAAACATCAGAATGGGTTCTCAAATATGAAACAAAGGCTCGTGTAGTACATGATGGAGGAACAAGAACAAACGAAAATGACGAGATATATTATACCGGACTCAAGACATTCGAAGTAAGATTTTATGTCCCAATAACGGATTTTGATAGGATTGTCTGGAACGGTACTATCTATCGTATACTGAATATTGATCCTAATAAGGAAAAACAGAAATTAACGATTAGAGCTGAAAAGGTAAATGATTGATTCTTTAAACCTGGGAAAGTATATTTATTCCCAATTAACCAGTTCTGATGAATTAAAGGAACTAGTTGGTAAGAAGATTTACCCTCTCGTCGCTGATAATGATGTTAAGTTCCCATTCATCGTTTACAAGAGATTATCCCTGGAGTCTAACGGCTGTAAAGACGGTTATTATAAAGATATAGCCGAATTTGAGATTAATATTATTACAGATCGTTATGCACAGGGTATTGAAATAGCAAACGTAGTCAGAGGATTACTAGAAAGACAAAAATCACAATATGGTGAAATGGAGATCTCTGATTCAGAATTATCGTTTGCTTCAGAAGAATACAACGAAGGATTTGTACAAACATTACAATTCCGAATGAACATTTTAAAATATTAATACTAATATGGCAAAAATTATTCAAGGCCGCGACCTTATGCTTTTTGACAATGACGGCCACTCTTACGCTTTTGCAACTAATCACACCTTGACTATTACTGCTGAAACGACTGATGTATCAAGTAAAGACCATGGTGTATGGGGTGCTAGTGAAGTATCTCGCTATACTTGGGAAATCACTTCTGAGAATCTGTATACTGTAGATGCTTACGATGATATGTTTGATGCAATGCTCGCTGGCACTGCTATCAATATTCGCTTTGGTTTGAAGACTGAGCAGGTTGATATGAGTAAGAACGTAGCTGACGGTGATCTGTCTCTTCCTTACTGGACTTCTCAGAATTCATATTACAGCGGCAAGGCTATTATCACTTCACTGACTGCTAATGCCAACAACGGTGAGAATGCTACCTTCAGCGTGACTCTGACTGGTACTGGTTCTATCAAGAAGACCACTCCCGCTGTAGAACCTGCTGATCCAAACAATCCTAATCCTTAAACCCCTTTGACAATTAATTTAAGGGAGGTCTTGTTGTATAAACTTGATCTCCCACTTTATTAACCATTTAAAAAATTTGATTATTATGAATATTAATATTAATGAAAAGGATATAGAGTTGAAATTCACGCTTCGCTCTATGATGATGTATGAGAATATTACTGGTAAAACATTTGCACCAGAAGGAATTTCTGATATTCTCACATTTATGTATTGTATAGTAGTTTCTTGCTCAAAGGACTATTCGTTGCAGTTCGATGATTTCGTTGACTGGCTGGATGATAACCAATCTAAACTGGCTGAGTTCTCTGAATGGTTAACCAATGTTGTTAAGACACAGGACTTTTTAAAAAAAAACTAGAAGAGAATAGACAGGGCGAAGATCCAGCTCCAAAGTTAATGTTTCATTACCTATTCAATACATTAGTCTTCCAATTCAGAATCATGGATGTCCCTTATTTTATGGATTCCTGTACTGAATGGGAGATTAATGATATTGTTGAAAATATTCCTTACTTGGACAGAAATCTTTGGGAAACTTCAAGATTAGCGACCTATATGACTGCTCAAGTAAATTCTAGAAAGAAGCTTCAACTCCAAGATATCTGTAAATTTAAGTGGGAAGGACAGGAGATTTCTAATGAACCTAAGGAACATATAACTGAGATCTCTGATTCGGACATCGAAAGACTTAAGAAATTAGCTAAACAATGGGCAAAGTAATATACGATACCTCTGAGATGAAAAACTTCTATCCAGAGTTGAAAGAGAAGGTAGACAAAGCCGTTGTTGCAGCTGCTGTTCAGATTAGAGATAGAGCTAGGACATTATTCACTAATGCCCAAAACCTCTATAAACACAGAACCAAGAATTATAAGAAATTGAAAGAAGGTATTAATATCGGTAAGTTTAATCGACAAAACTCTTCTATCAAAGTTCATGCCCTTGGTTCAAAGAGTCAACAAAACTCTTACAAGACTAGATTCTTTGTTGGCGGTACAGTCTATAGAAAACAAACGAAAGTTGCAAAGAAACCCGTAAAACCATATTCTAAAGGCTATATCAAGGCCAATGATGCAATTGATCACAGTATGCAAAACGCAGGAAACTACCTAGATAGATTTATAAAGAACGCTATAAAACCTTGATAGATTATGTCTAGAAATAATTTAACTGCGGTAGTTGGAGCGGATACTACTGGCTTGGAGAAATCAATTAACCAGGCCAAAGCTACTCTTGAGAAATTTAGTAAAGAGGCTAAAAAAGCTTCCAACTCGATAAAAGAACAAACAGGAGCGTCAAATGAACAAGTCGCTGCCTATAAAAGATCTGTCAGGGCTTTGGAGAAAGTTCAGTCAGGATCCATGGAGGCTACAAAAGCTGAAAAGGCCCTGGCAAATCAAGTTAAACAATTAAAAGATCAATGGAACTCGCTTAATGATACCGCTAAGAGATCAGATTTTGGAAGATCAGTTTCCAATTCTTTTTCTTCTGCACAGGTAAAATTAAAACAAGTTCGTGATGAAGTTGCCAAAACGAAAGAGGCATTAAGAAACTCTGGAGATTCGGTTAACGCATTTAATAATACTTGGGGTGGACTTAATACAGGTCTACTCAAAGCTACAAGCGGAATACAAAGTACAGGAGGAGCACTGTCTGCACTATCCGCTACTTCTAAAGGATTTGCTGCTACAACAGGAATAGCTACAGCAGGATTACACTCAATGAATGTATCCTCTGGACTAATGGCAACAGGACTCACTGCTGGTACTGGAGCATTAGGTATGGCTGCTACTGGTGCTGTGAAACTAGGTAAAAATCTTATTGAACTTGCTGATAGAGCTAAAGAATTCGATAAGATAACACTTAGCTTCAAAGTAAATGGACTTAGCGACCAAGAAGTAGATAAACTAAAACAAAAAATAAAAGAGATTGCTGATGAATTTAACATGACCAAAGAACAAGTAGTTGCGGTCATGAATACTGTTGGCAATCTAGCTCCACAATTAAAGAAAAATGGTGATGCATTAGCCTATGTTTCTAAAGCTGCAATACAATTAGCTAATGCCGCCTTAATCCCAGTCGATAATGCTGCTAGAGCACTTATTACAGTACTAACTCAAATGGGTGTATCAGTAGCAGAATCAGAAAATATCGTCACGGCTCTCGCTGAAGCAGCAAAAAATGGTACTGCTGATGTTGACTATCTTCAAAGAGCTATTGGAGAATGTGGTAAACAAGCTGCAAATGCTGGAGTTTCCTATACAGAGTTAATCTCTACAATAGAACACCTTGCTCCATCATTCTCTAATCCTACTGAAGCTGGACAAAAACTAGCACAAATCTTTGAGGCATTAGGAAAACAAGCTAACGATAAGTTTAATCCAGCAGTTGTAGGTCTTGATCAAGCATTGGAAAACTTAGCCAATGCACATCTGTCTACGGCTAAGATGGCAGAACTTGTAGGTGATGCTAATGTCGAAATGCTGAAAACCATGATTGAGGGTAGACAGCATATTAAAGACTTCGAAGATGGATTATTCAATGCCGCTGCTGCTGCTGAGAAAGCTGCTGAAAACATAGAGAAAACAAAAGGAAGATACGATGGCGTTAAGAAAGCATGGGAAGGTTTCAAAGACTCCCTTGCTGATACTAAAATTGTCGGAAAAGTATCTGATATCTATGACAAAATCCTAGCCAAAATAGAAAGAGGAATAGAAAAGACCGGAAATGGACTTAAGAAATTCCTTGACTATGTATATGATGGTATCTCTTTTACTACAAAAGCTGCCGTTATTGGATGGAAATACGCTGCTAAAAATGGAGTTGGTGCAATTAAAACCGCTTGGCAGAATTTCATCAAATACATTACTAGTGGTAAATTAGGAGAAGCTACCAAGACTACGTTTTCCGGACTGAAAGCTGGCCTCAATATTATGAAGGAAGCTATTCTTGATTTTATTAAGAATGGATGGAATAGACTTAAAGAAACTTTCCTAAATAGTATCATTGTAAGAGGCTGGAAAAATACTGTAGACTTTATTAAGCAAGGATGTCATAATATCAAACAAAAGATACATGACACTATTGTTAATGGCTGGGAAAAATTAAAACAAAAATTCTTAGACTCATCTATTGTAGTAGGATTTAGAGCTACTATTAAAGTTATTCATGAAGGTCTTAAAGCTGCTAGAGACGCTTGCATTAACTTTATTAAACAAGGATGGGAAAAATTAAAAGTAGCATTCTTAGATTCTACCCCTGTTCAAGCATGTAAAACTGCTTGTGATAGTATATGCAACCAGATAGATAGAATTGGAGATCATATTTCAAAGACAGCTGAAAAATGGCAGAAGTTTGGTCAATTCCTCTCTAAAGCCGGCATGTGGAAAGATTATCTTAAAGCTGCTGGTATTGCTATAGCTGGAGATGCTTTTGGTGGTAATAAGAAAGGACATCCAAACGCAGGTCGTAATCCTAAAAATACTGGATCATTAGTCGGAGACCTAATGAAGTCTTCCAATGATATTGCCAATAAAATCCAAGAAGAAGCTCCAGCAGTAGAAGAAGCCGTTAAAGATGCTGTTAAAGAAGGATTAACAGAAGGTGCTCAAGAAGGTGCAGAAGAAGTCAAAACTGCTGCTCAACAAGCTGCTGAAAATATTCAAGAGAATATTAATCAAGCTGTTGACGATGCCATGGATATCGATGACATATTCAATGAATTCGAAGTTAAAATGGCAGGGGCATCAAAACGTGCTGCTGACAAATTAAAGAAAGATGTTGAAGAAGGACTCGATGAAGGGGTTGACGATGCTTTAGATATTGAAGAGATCCAGAAGAAATTCGATGATATCTTTAAAGGTGCTGATGCAGCAGAGCTGGAGAAGACACTGAAAGATGCTATGGATGCTGGTCTGGATGACGAAGATATTATAAAAGTATTCCAGGAAGCAGCACAACGAGCTAAAGAAGCTTGGGAAGAAATTGACAAGAAAGCTCAAGAGGCAGGAGAAGATTTTGATGATGCCTTGAATTTCGAAAAGATTGAAAAGGAATTCGATGATATTCTCAGTGGTCTCAAAAAGAAGACTGAAAAGCCTATTGAACAAGGTGTAGAAGAAGGTGTCAAGAAAGGTGTCGAAAATGCAGGAGCAGAAGTAAAAGAAACCGTAGATGATGCTATTGATGATGCTGTTCAAAGTGCTGTAGAAGATGGTACTGAAGACGCTAAGAAAGAAATCAAGAAAGATGTAGAGGAAGCAGTAGAAAAAGGTACTGAGGAAGGAATGAAGAAAGGCGCTACCAAGTTCAAAAAGAAAGAACAAAGCCAATCTTCAGGCGCTGCTCCAACAATGGGACATCCTACTCAACAAGCTGATACGTCTGGTGCTGGTAAGATTAAATTCCAGAGACTTGGTGCTGATGATTATCTGAAACGTCTAGAGGAACAAGCAAAAGCAAGAGCAGAAGCAGAAAAGAAAGCTGCTAAAGCTATGGAAGAAGCTGTTGGTGCTTCATCTGCTGAATCCGTCGTTCAAGGTACTAAGGAGGTAAAGAAGACTACTAATGAAGTAAAAGAAGCTGCTAAGAAAGGTTCTGAATTTGCTGAACAAATCAAGAAAAAGATGGAAGCAGCAGCCAAGGCAGTTAATGAATCATTAGGAGCAAAACCCAAACCTGTTTCTGAACCTGGTGAAATTCCTTCTCCTGATCTTAGTGGTGGAGGATCTTCAATAGGTGGAGGAGGAAGTAGACCAAGAAATAGAAAGAGAAAAGGTAAACCAACAGGAAATCCTAAAGGTAAAGGATCTGCTGAATCTACTGCTGGAATAGACGTAGGTATTTCACAAACTGGTGCTGAACTTGAAGGACTCGGTAAGGGAGCCGAAAAAGCTGCTGAATCTACTGCTAAATTAGGTGGTGGATTGAAAGGCATGCTCGGTAATCTTAAAGGTGTTGCAAGAGCCGCTGGTTGGGTTGGAGCTACATACATGGCCGTAGATGCTCTCAAAGATGGAGCTAAAACAGCCATGGACTTTAACTCAGCTATGTCTATGCTTCAGGCCGTCACTGGAAAATCTGAACAAGAACTCGCAGCACTGAAAGAACAAGCTCTGGAATTAGGTGGAACAACAAAGTACTCAGCTACTGAAATTGCTTCTCTTCAAATAGAACTCGCTAAGTTAGGTTTCGATCCTACACAGATCCAAGAAATGACTAATAATGTTCAGAACCTTGGAACTGCACTTGCTACAGACCTAGGATCTGCTGCATCTCTTACTGGTGCTACCATGAGAATGTTTGGTCTAGAAGCCAAAGACTCTCAAAGGATCGTAGACGTATTCGCCGCCTCTTGTTCTAAATCTGCACTTGACTTCTCATACCTAGAATCAGCAATGTCTACTGTAGGACCCGTTGCTAATGCATTCGGACTTACACTAGAAGATACTGTTGGCTTACTCGGTACACTTTCAAATGCTGGATTCGATGCATCATCAGCAGCTACAGCAGCTAGAAATATTATCCTTAACCTGGCTGATTCTAATGGAGCCCTAGCTAAAACTCTAGGAAGAACCGTCACGTCAGGAAAAGATATGCTCGTTGCTCTGAGAGATCTTAAAGCTGGTGGAATCGATCTTGCTACAGCACTTGAACTTACCGATAAACGCTCTGTTGCCGCATTTAATACAATGATGGAAGGAGCAGAGTCTGGTTATGAATTAATGGATGCCCTCTATGCAGCAGATGGAGCCGCCCAGAAGATGTCTGATACTATGGCCGATAACCTCGAAGGAGATGTTGCAGGTCTTAAATCAGCATGGGAAGCCCTGATGCTGGAATTATTCGGAGGACAAGACGTAATCAGAATGCTCGTTCAGGAAATTACTGACCTTATCCGAATACTCCTGGAAAATATGAAAGCCGTTAAGGAAGTCTACGATGAAGTAGAAATCCTAAAATGGACTCTCAAAGGTTTCCTCACTGCTTGGGTATTCGTTTGGAATGCTGCACTAGCACTTATTAAAACTGTTGTCAAAGCTTCAATCGGTGTTCTTGAAGGACTCTATTATGCATTGACATTCAGATTCGGAAAAGCTAAAGACGCTGTTGTTAAAAACGCTAAAGACATCGGACAAGCTTGGGTTGACATGGCCAAGAAGTCCATAGAACAAACAGAAAAAATCTGGAAAGACACTCCAGAACTTACTGCGGAAACTAAAATCCAACAAACAACTGAAGGCAATAGTATGCCAGCAGTTAATCCTATCTCTCCTCCTCCAAAGAAGAAAGAGAAAACGGATAATAAAGGCGGAAAAGAAGAAACAGTATATGATGAAGGTTCTATTGGAAAACTTGAACAGAGGATATCTAAACTACAAGAAGCCTTAAAAGCTGCTCCAACATCAGCTCTTAGACTATCCATCCAAAGAGAAATTGAAGCATTAGAAAAACAAAAGTCAGATATTGAACTTGAATTAAGACCTGAACTTCCAGAAGGTTCACTCGCTAAGATCAATAGAGATATCCAAGATCAAGAGAGTCTACTGGAACTAGCTGTCGATGATCAATCAAGGAAGAAAATCCAAGATACTATCGATAAACTGACAGGACAAAAAGAAGCTATTGAATTAAAACTTAAACCAGTCGTTGAACAGAAAGATCTAGAAACACTGGCAGAGTCTATTCAAGAACATAAGATTCAGGTTCATGCGAATGTTATAGCAGAACAAACAACTGTACAAAGACAAACTAAGGGAGAAAAAGCTCAATCACAAGCCGGAATGTTGAAAGAAGAATTAGACTTCCATCAACAAATTGTTAAAGCACATAAGGATGAATATCAACAAATCCAAGCTAAAATAAAAGCTGGAGGTATCCTTAATGCTAATGAACAAGAACTGGCTAATGTGTATGAAGAAGCCGTTAAACAAGTCGATAGATTAACAGCAGCATATGATAAAGCTTCAAAGGCTGCAATGGTTCTACAAACAAAGTCTCAATTCAAAAAGGCTCTCTATAATGGAGTAAAAGGAACTATTGATACACTAGGAGGACTTAATGACTCTGTTTCTTCTGTCGGAAATACTTGGAAGAACCTTGCTGAGAACTGGGAAGATATGACCCCATTCGAACAAGCTACTCAAGGTATTTCAGCTGTTATCGGTACTATCCAAGAAGCTATGTCCGCTTATGAAAGTATCACTGAATTAATACAACTGTTCGGAGATATTTCAGCAGCATCCTCAGCTAAGAAGGTTGCAGCAGATGAAGCAGAAATGGCTATGGATACTACTAAGACAGCTACAGAAACAGCTAACCTTGGTACTAAGCTGGCAAATGATGCAGCAGAGAATACTAGTGAAATTGGTAAACTCGGAGTGAAAGAAGCTGGAGCTATCGCATCAGCAACTTCATCTGGAGCTTCATTACCATTCCCTGCTAATATCGCTGCTATCGCTGCTGGTATTGCTGCCGTTGTCGCTGCTTTCGCTATGGTATTCTCTTGCTTCGCTGAGGGTGGTATCGTATCTGGTGCAACTCATAATGGAGACTATAACCTAGCAAGAGTAAACTCAGGAGAAATGATCCTCAATGGAACTCAACAGAAAAGACTATTTAACCTACTTAATGGTTCAGGCGGAGTAGTCTCTTCCAATACTCCTAAAGGACAGGTTGATTTCAAAATTAGAGGTAAAAATCTTGTGGGTACTCTCAGGAATACTAATAGAAGAAATTCACATATATAATACGATGAGATATATTGGACGATTTAAAACGATTAAGGAAGAAACTATCCGGGTTGAAATAAACTCGGGTAGACTTCCGAGATCTGAAGTAAGTGAGATTCAGGATGATTATACACTGCCTGATTCTAATCAGATCATATATAAAACATATCAACCTGTCGGAAACTCAGCCTATACAAGAGCAGCTATTTCCGGTGGAGCATATTCAGCCTGGATTGAGACTTCTAAAATAGATTCATCCACTCAAACTAATGGACAAACTACAACATTCGATGGCGTTTCATATACAGGACTGAGACTCATAGAACATATCACTGATAAGAATACAGGAGTTTTGAAATTTGGAGGACAAATAAATATGATCTCCAGTCTATTCTATGGAGATCCGAACGTTGAACAAGTATTTATCCCATTGTCCTGTAATGTCCTGGGATACCAAGCTCTGTGTCAATGCTATAGACTAACAACACTGAGACATAATTCCTTGACAAAATTCGGATACCAATGCTTGTTTAACTGTTCTTCATTAACTAATTTCGAATTCCTAACTTATTCTAGAACTAAATATATCGGAGAAGAAGCCTTTAAATCCTGTACTTCACTGGCTATTGAGAATCTTATCATAGACTGCCCAATAGAAAGAGAAGCATTCAGAGATTGTAGACAAATCAAAAGAGCAGAAGTCCATAATGTTAATATTCCACAATCTTGCTTTGCATCATGTGAATCAATGACAGAAATGGAACTGTTCGGTGTTCCTGTTGTAGAAGAAGGAGCTTTTACTGGTTCATTTAATCTGGAGAAATTTACACTCCTAGACGGAATTCCAACACTGGGGGGATCAAATCCAGCTTCAACAACATTCAGTAATATTAAACAAACAGGACTAATCTATTGTGATGAAGAAGATCCTTATACTCCTTGGTTAACTTGTCTACCAGGATGGACCGTTCAAGATGGTGTGAAAGAACTCCTATTCGCTGGAGAAGCACCTGTAATGATTGAACAAACCTCTTCTGATGGAATCTTTACACCAATCAAGAGTAGAGCAGCAACAATCACATTACTTACACAAATTCCATACTACGACATCTATACAAGTACTGTTCAAGGTACAACAGTAGATATCTCTAATCTTTCAACTGGACAAGTTCTATTCTCAGGATACTTGACTCCATGCCAATATAATCAACCTTATGTCGGATTGGATGAACTAGAACTTGAAGCTGTTGATAAACTTAGCTCATTGGAAGATATTAAGTACTCCTATATGAGAGGCTCAGTTTCTATTGTTTCAATGATAGACCTGATCAAATACCTCATTCATAATGTTGCTGGATATACAGGATCAATCTATGCTCCAAAACTCCTAAGCTCATATACAGGAAGAGCTTTTGAAAATGAATATATATCAGACGAGAATTTCTATGATGATGACGATGAACATACTCCTTGGTCTTGCTATGAAATCCTAGAAGAAATCTGTAGAATCTATGGTGTTTCAGCAGTACCTTACGGAGAAGATGTATATTTCCTAGATGCTAAAATCAGTAGTAGACATGGTATTTCATATCCTTCACTATCACAAACAGATAATGGAAAATTACAATACTATAACTACGATACAAAAGAAACCGTAGACTTACTCGTCAGAAAAACTATTGGTCTTGAAGATTATCTCGGAGACCAACATGATATAGAACTAGAAGAGGTTTATAATAAAATCTCTGTCTCTGCTAATATCTATGAAATTGATAAAGATGATATCCTAACTGATCCCCTGGATGATACTGAAAAAGAATATATCCCAGGAGCTGATGGATCATATTGGTATCATATTGCAGATTCTGATGATTTCGAAATCAGAACTAAAGCTTTCAAATTAACAGAAGGACAACAATGGAGATCTAGATTCTTTTCAATAACTAATACACAACAATCAAACGCTAATATCATTGAAAATGCTGGTGATTGGAATGTCTGGCTAAAAGAAGTTGATTCATATAATGATGGATCTGGAGGAGATACTGTTAATACAATATGTGCTCTCCCTACACAATTCTTCTCTTATGACTGTACAACTACCATGCCGTATAAAGCAGATTGGAATGATTGTATAAGTATCTATACACAGCCCAAGAAATTCAATGATATGCATCCCCAAACCTATAATGATTTTAGCCAATGGCAGACTAATATTGGAGATTGGTTCGAGAATTATTATTGCAAAAACTTCTTTGTACCTATCCTAGAATATGTACAACCAGAACCAATGAGATATAATACTCCTAATGTCTATTCACAAAGATCATACCTTGTTTTCAAAGGAGATCTTCAGTATGGTAATAATCATGATCACTACTCTTGGTCAAAAAGAGATGATGAATGGTGGTATCTAACTTATCCTCTTAGTGCTATTAACGTAAGTAAAATAGACATTAAAGGAAGAAATAGAGGGGATGCTAATTTCAATAAAGGATGGCCTATGTTATATTGCCAACTTCAAATAGGAAATAAGTATTGGAATGGACGTACATGGCAGACTAATGCTTGTAGATTCGGTATTCCATATCATGAGAAGAATGTGGTAAATGAAGATGAACGATTAGCTCTCTTCACTTGGAATAAACCAGTCACAAACCATGATTATACTTATGGAATTGAAGAAGAAGGATGGGCTATTCCATTGTTCAATTTGTATGATGATGGTGATATAAGATGGGGTACACAAGTAGACCTTTTCGGACCACTTAAATTTACTATCTTTACTCCTATTCAACCTTGGGACTATCAATATCAAGTTTGGGGATCAACATTATATCAGAACCTGAAGAGAATGAATCCTATCATTTATATGCAAGGATTAAATCTTATTCTGAAAACTGTTGATGTTAGTACAGGATGGTTCCATAAGAATGAAGAAGAGGAGAAAGAAGAAGATGATGACGTAATCTATAGCAATATCATTAACCTCAATAATGTTAAAGAAATAGATGATATTGAAGTAAAGATTAATTCATGGTGGGAAAAGAAACCTAATGCCAGATCATATATTATCATTGATTCTTCAGAAGGAACATATAAATATAATACAAATGGTTTCTATGATCCCTATACTGCTAATAGAAGATTACCAGAAGAAATGATCATAGAACGATATTTTGAACATCATAGCAGTCCTAAGAAGAAATATAATTGTCAGGTTAGAGGCTATTATCCACCTTACAAAGTATGTGAGGCTACAGCAATAGGTTCAACCAGATTTATTGTCGATGCTCAGGACTATGATGTTAAATCAGATCAAAATACTATTTCACTAATTGAATATTAATTATGGAAGAAAATAAAAAACTTGATTCTACCTTGGAAGCATTTGTTGAAGAGTATAGATCTTCCATTAAAGCAAAAGGTGGAATAGAAACAAGAGACGATAACCCTACTGTAATCACCTGGAAATATAATGGAACAGATTATACTACAGGTGATACGGTAGTAATTTCCACTGATGCTTCCGCTAAAACTATTCAAGCTGGACAAACATTCATTCCAAGTACAGAAACTATGTCCTGGGGTAATGACCTTTCAACTAATGATATTGTAAGTAGTTGTATATTCAGTAGTACAAAAGGCTCATGGCAGAATGTTAGTATCGGTATTAAAGCAAATACAAGCGGAGAAGCTAGAACAACTACCTTTCATGAAAAGAAAGCTGGTGGAAATAATATATTCACAATAACAATAAACCAAGCTGCTTCAGAAGAGGCAACTTATACAATTAGATTTTTAGACTATGACAACTCAGTACTTAAAACGCAGTCTCTTAGTGCTGGTGAAACTCCTACTCCTCCTGCTAACCCTAGTCGTAGCGGTTATAGCTTTAGTGGTTGGAGCCCTACCATTTCTACTGTTAGTGGGGATCAGGACTATATTGCCCAATATAATCAACTTGGGCAAATAGGTATATCCTCTATTTCAGATGATAATTGGTATTGGTATTCTGCTGGTGCTACAGTAGAAACAGCACCAATATTTTATTTCATTGGACGTGGACCTGGTTATACTTCAAACAGATACAATACTTTCTCTGTGAAATCACCTGTATCTGGAAACTTTGCTTATTATTCTGGAAGTGATTTATTTGATTTATATTATGGAGATCCTCAACAAGCTGGAAATACTATAGCCCTAACTGCTAATGTTGCTACTACTTTCGGTATTGAATCAGGAAGTAATACTACATTTGAAACTACAGTATATAGATTACCTGATGGAGGATATGTAAAATTTGCTCAGAGAATCGCTCAAGGAAATGATCCAACACATGTCAGAGGTTATACATTCCAAAGTGATGAATTTACTCTACATAGCTATGTTGAATTACCACATCAACCAAGTGGAAGTATTGTAGACCAAGATCCTGATGACTTATTCCAAGGAACATTGCCAACAAAAGAAGGTTATACCTTTGCTGGATGGGTTCCTACAGTAGCATACAGAAACTCTTGGCAAACATTCATTGCTACATGGACAGTTAATCCTCAGGCAACATGGACAATAAGATTCCTGGATTATGATGGAACAGTAATAAGCTCCGATACTTATACTAATGGAGATCAAATAACAGTTCCCTCCAATCCAACAAGAACAGGTTATACATTCTTAGGTTGGTCTCCAGAAGTTAATACTACTGCTACAGCCAATCAAGATTATACTGCTCAATATATAAAAGATCCTATTGGTGTTGTCTATAATGGTACTACAACATACTTTAATTCAGCAGAGGGAGTAAGTCATGCTTATATTACATGGAAAGGATTTAGTGCAGATTCTAATGGACTTAATCTAACTCTGACTAGAACTCCTGTAAGTGGTGAAAGATTTGATAGTAGAAACTGGTCAGGTAATACATCTAATACTATTGGAATAACCAGATCAAATGATACTAATGGATATTCTGTTATTAATGGTACAGCTGTTATACACTATTCTGTTAATAATGGTTCTGATGGAGAGTGGGTTCATACTCTGAGATTTACAGATTCAGATGGAAATTATACCTATCTGCATATCCATATAACTAGACAACAACTTGATTCTTATACTATCAGATTCCTAGATTGGGATGATACTGTACTTAAATCTGAATCAATGTTGGAAGGTCAAACTCCAACACCTCCTACTAATCCAACAAGAATAGGATATAACTTCACTGGATGGAGTCCTAGTATAACAACAGTATCACAGGATCAGGATTATACAGCTCAGTATGTTGAATCTAGTACACCTGTTTATACTGTCAGATTCTTGGATTATGATGGAACTGTTCTAAAGAGTACATTATACGAACAGGGAGATACAATTGTTCCTCCTAGTAATCCTACACGAGAGGATTATAACTTCACTGGATGGAGTCCTAATTTACCTTCAGGAGCAACAGCAAGTCAAAATCAAGATTATACAGCACAATATTCAGCTGTTTCTCAAGATCCTACAACAGTCACCCTGAAGATTAATGGAGCTGATTTTGAGCCAGGTAGTACTATTACTTTGTCTGGTTATAGTGGAGATGGAGCTTCTTATGATATTGGTCAGTCATTCATTCCTTCTAATATTACTGGTTCCTGGATAAATACAATCCCTTACGGAAGTTTTGTTCAATCATTCCTATTATCCAGTACAAAGGGATCATGGCAGAATATTAGACTAACATTAACAGAGAATACTACAGGAGAGGATAGAACCCAGAATTTTACTATTAAAGTAGGAACTGGCAATAACTATCTCTTCAATATCGTAGTTGGTCAGAATGCAGGAGAAGGTGGAGGATCAGGTGGAGAAGGACCATTTACAATAACCTTCGTTGATTATGATGGAACGGTAATCAGTACAAATACATATGCTAAAAACGCTACTATTACTATTCCAGCTACACCTTCACGTTCAGGATATACATTCACTGGCTGGTCTCCAAATGTAAGTTCTACTGCTGTTAGAGATCAAGTTTATACAGCCACCTATGTTGAGGGAGAAGGACAGGACATTGGAACAGGAGAATTTTTGGTAAGATTCCTAGATTGGGATGGATCAGTTTATTCAGCTCACAGGTATGATAGAGGTGATACTATTGTCAAACCTAGTGATCCGACAAGAACTGGTTATACCTTCACTAAATGGAATCCTACAGTACCTACCACTTGTACAAAGTCTGCTGATTATACTGCTCAATATAAGATTAATTCTTATACTATTGTCTTCAAGTCTTGGGATGATACAGTATTAAGCAGTAAGAAGTATGAGTATGGTAGTACAATTGAAGTTCCTACTCCGCCAAAAAGAATTCACTATAAGTTCAAAGGTTGGAATCCTACAGTAAGTACAGTAGCAATAGAGGATATTACTTATGTTGCTGTCTATGAGTACACTGAATATACCATGACCTTCATTGATTGGGATGGTACTGTTCTTCAGAGTTTTACTTATACCGAAGGAAGTATTGCAGCTATTCCAGTTCCTCCAGATAGACCTGGTTGGAAATTTGTAGAATGGCATTTGCAGTATACAGATGAAAACGGTAATATGACTTATATTGCTGTTTACACTGAGATTGGTATAAAGATAAAATTCTACTCATGGAACGGGGATTTACTACAAGAGACAGTATATTCTTATGGAGATACTATTTCTGTTCCTACACCTCCTGAAAGAACTGGATATGAATTTGACACCTGGTTTCCTGAAATAGATCCTATTGCTCATGAGGATGCAGAATATACAGCATTCTATAATAGAGTATATACAACAAAGTGGAATTTCTATGTTGATGATGTTCTCGTACAGACTTATCAAGAGACTGATGTTGAACAATACCTGGAGAAGGATTATGAACAATATGAGATTAATCCTACAGCAGGTTCAAAGCCAGGATTCTATTTTGAGGATTGGGTTTATATTGGAGTTGAAGAAGATGATGAGACTAAGACAAAGATCTGGAAGTTTGAAGGGAAATTTACTCAGAATGCTACGTTCTATAATTTCTATGATTCAGACAGGAGAACAATGCTCTATAGTTATACCTATCCTGGAATTGGAGGAAGTGATTATTCTTCCTATGTCAATCCAGGAACTCCAACAAAGAGAGGATATAAATTCCTGAACTGGACCTTATTTGAATCTAGTGGAAACAATTATTCTTATTATGCTTCATGGACTCCTTGGGGTTTTAAAGCTAACACTAGACCGAATATGCCCAGAAACAAATATAAATATTTCTTAGTATAATGGCAAGTATAACACTAGAAACCCTAGATACTAGAATCAGTACTCTAGGTGAAAGTTTAAATCAGCAGGCAAGAAATCTGTCCTTGCATATTGCTGACGCTGAAGATGACATTAACACTATCAATGGTCAAATCCGAGCACTTCAAAATGCAGATACTGAGCTTCACCAAGAGAACCATGACATAGAAGTTGTGGTTAACTCTAATGAACAAAGAATCGGTTTCTTGGAGAATAAGGATGGTACTCATGACAATGCTATTACTGAACTTGGAGAAGACATTAAGGATCTTCAAGACCAGATAGATGAAATGGACGTCGAACATCATGAAGAATTACACCTCCTTGCGAATGCTATTGACAATCATAGCGATCATATTGAGAGGTTGCATTTGATCCAGGCTGCTTTTCCTGAGATGGAAGTCATGACAGAAGAAGAATATGAAGCCTTAGGAACTCCAGAGCCTGATGTATTCTACTTTACATACGAAGAATAATGGCACTCCTAATTGACAAAAAAGAAATAACACAAGTCATAGCCAGACAGAGAGTTATTACAGAAATTTGGCATGGAGCTGAATTAATCTGGCAAGCTATTAGATCTTGTTTTGGAAGTGGCATGTGGATACCTGATAAACCCTGGACTTATAATGAGGGTTGGAAAAGAAATAAAAAACATTAATTTATTATGGGAAAGAAAATAATTACTACCGACATTCCTAGTTTAGCTGTGTCTTGGGAAAATTATTCTGGTGAGAGCGTTGAGAAGTTTATTAAAAGAGAACTTGGGAATGCTTGCGGATATATTTACAGATCCCCACAGAAGGAAGGTGATTATTACTATCTTTACGGATTCAGAAATCAAGATGAATGGGATGAATGGTTGAGTGGAGAAGATATTACTCCTCTTTTCAAAGTTCAATTACCGAATCTTGAAAATGACACCTTCACATCTTATCTTTACACAAACAGCAATACTAATAAACTTGTGAATCTTGGTGCGGGAGTTTCTGTTAATCTTCGCTTTACTTCAACTCAGAGTAATCCTACAACAGGAATAACCTCTGATACAAACAATGAAGGAACACTTATCATTATGCGTTCAGCTAATGGTTCCGCTTTTGTTGAAGTTGCAAGAAGAACAATTCAATCTCTTCCGTATCAGAATACAGAAGCTTATACTAGTATTGACATTACTCCGTATCTTCTTGACGGAAATAACAAAATTAGATTTAGAGTAGAAGATAATGTAAATGGTACTATCTCTAACAATATTACCTTCAATAACATTATCAATACTACTCTTCGTGTCCAAAGTGCTACAGATCTTACACAACCTCTGAGATCAATGAGCCTTCAGTATTATATTGAAGGACAGGTTGCTAAGACTCTGAACCTTAGAATTACTAGTGATGGAGTAGCAGAAACATTCTCACTTCCTATTGGAGAAGCTACTTATATTGAAGTTCCTTATACTGCTATCATCGATCATGCATTTACTACTGGAGTTAAAACAGTAGAAGCCTGGTTAAGTGTGGATGATACTGTTCTGGAATCATTACATATCACTAGCCAATTCTATTATATAAGTGATGCATCAAATGAAGGTGTAATCGTTCTGAATAATGTTGCAAGAAACATTACCAATTACACTAATACGAAATTCTTTGATTTCACTCTGTATAATAAGAATAGCGATGTTGAAATTACAGTTGGTGATGGCAGTAATACATATCTGACCTATACATACACTAACTGTCTTGTTGGTACAGTTTATTCATTTAATAATACACTGGAAATTGAATCTATCCTGGATACACTTGATCTTACAGTCCAGGTTAGAACAATTGACCAAACAGAGACTTATAGTATCACAGTGGATAATACAGAAAAAATGACTCCAACTGAAGGAGCTGACTTTATTCTGAATCCTAAAGTTCGTTCTAATAGCGAAGCAAATCCGAATACTATAATCAATGCAGCTACTGGTCTCTCTGAAACTAGTACATTCTCTAACTTCTCCTTCATTAATGATGGTTGGGTAGAAGATGAAGATGGTATTAGAGTACTCAGAATTCCTGCTGGTAAGTCTCTGGAAATTGAATATGATCCACTCGATACTCTGACTAATGGTACTACTATTGAGTTAGACTATAAGGTGAAGAATGTATTCAATGATGATTCCGTAATTGCTAAGTTCTGTACATATAATCAGGGAGGTAATCCTGTTGGTTTCGAAATGAAGTCTACTGAAGCTGTCTTTATGACTGTGGATAATCAGACTAAGAGAGACCAGGATGTTATGTTCCAGGAAGATGTCAGAACTCATATGGCAATCAATATCGTTCCTAATCTTTCTGGTTCTGGTTTGAATTATGTCCGTATCTTTATCAATGGTGTAATGAACAGAGAAATGACTTACGCTAGTGGAGATACATTCGAACTGGAAACTCTAAGTATGATATTCGGTTCACAAAATGCTGACCTGGATATTTATAGCATTAGAGTATATAAGAAAGGTTTGTCAGCATCAGATGTCAGACAGGATTATATGTCAAGTCTTCCTACAATTGAAGAGAAGATTGCATTTAAGACTGTAAATGATATTCTGTCTGCTAATGGAACAATCTCTTTCGATAAGGCAAGTGTTAAGTATAATACACTTGTTTGGACAGGTTCACATCCTGAATATAGCACTGGTAAAGTTGACTATATCGGAGACCTGGCAATTAATATCCTTGACGATCCTGCTCATTCTGGTACTATTAATGGAATGAAGATTAGTGGTCAGGGTTCATCTTCTCGTGGTTATTGGAAGTGGAATCATACCTTCAAGTTCCAAGAGAATTCAAAATGGACTGATGGAAATGGATCAGTACACAACGATGGTTATAGACTAACTGAAGATGATCCTGCTGGTAAAGAACTTGTTTCTAAACTGAACTGGGCTTCTTCTATGCAGAGTCATAAAATCGGTTCTACTGCTCTGTATAATGATCTCTGGAAAGATGTGATTGGTGGAAATACTATCACAAAGACTCAGGGAAGTGAAAATGCAAGAGTAGCTGTTCATGAGAAACCATTCCTCTATTTCTTCAAAGCTTCTGAACAATCAAATCCTGTCTTCGGTGGATTAGTCACTTTCGGTTCTGCTAAAGGTGATAAGACTACATGGTTAGGAAATGATACTGCTGTTTGGGAGAATAACTACCTGATGTTGGAAGGTTCAGATAATGGTATGCCTCTGCTTTGTAGACAAGTACCCTGGATCGAAGATGAAGTTTCTTATGACAGTGAGGAGAAGTTCTATGTTTATGCTAATCAAGGAAACTGGGACTATGTTCTCGGTAATAAGAATAGACTAAACTACTTCATTGCTGCTTCTAACTTTGTTTATCTACATAGTCCTGCTCTGCGTCCTTATACTGGTGTAGACATGGATCCTGCTGTTCAATATTGGGATAAAACTACTGGTAGAGTTATCCGTTATGATCATATTACTCAGGATTGGGTTGATGCTGGTATAACAAAGGATGAGAATAGCGAAACTGGTTATTCCACTCTGAACATTGTAGAACAAACAGGTATTAGTATCACTGGCTCTTACGAAGTTGATAACGCTAACTTCATTGCATGGAGAGTAGCTGACTTTAAGAGCAAGGTAGGAATTTATTACAATGTTAATGATGTTCTATTCTCAATGGCATTCTTGAAGATGATTGCTGGTTCTGATAATAGAGCAAAGAATACATATGAATATCTTGATCCAGGTACAATGAAGATTTGCCTTGGACAGGATGATATGGATACTATCATGCTAACCGATAACGTAGGTAGAAAGACTAAACCTTACTACGTTGAGGAACATGATATGAATGGTGTCAATCCGTTCTTCAATGGTGAGGATAATAACTTCTTCAACTTGATGGATCTGGCTTATGATACCGAACTTAGAGCTATGATGAAGTCTATCTTTGATACAATGCGTAGTTCTAAGTATGGAGGTTCTGTTCAGGAATGTATGGACAGATACTTCTTCAGCATTCAAAAATACTTCCCTGCTGTAGCTTATAATGAAACAGCTCGTCTTCTCTATGAGGAGGCTTCTGTTGCACAAGCTGCTGGAGATTATCGTAATGGTACTCCTGCTATTAGCCAATCTCTCGGTAATCAGTTGGAGGCAGAATTACAATGGTGGAAGAGAAGAGAGAAATACTTGGAATCTTGGGCTGGAGCTGTTCCTTTCTATGTAAGATCTGAACACTCTCTCGGTTTCCGTTCACTCTTGACAACTCAATCATCAAGACCAGAGTATTCATTCACTCTTACTCCTTGGCAATATCTGTATCCTAAGACTGGTGTAGGTCAGTCAATGGGTGCTGATAATACAAGAGTAGCAAATGGAGCTGTCTATAATACTGCCAAAATTACAACTGATGGTAATACCGATATGTTCATCTATGGTGCTGATTACTATAAGTCATTTGGTGAATTTGGTGATAAATCCGTTGGTGAAACATTCGAATTGGCTGGAAAACACTTGGAGGAATTCTCAGCAGATAGTAGACAAGTACAATCATATCAGTTTAGACCAATTGCATTCTCTGTTAATTGTCCTAACCTGAAGAGATTATGCCTGTATGGATGTTCAACTCTAACTGGTAATCTTAACATGGCTGGATGTGGTAAGTTAACCTCTCTTGACCTGAGAAACACTAATATTACCTCTGTTAGCTTACCAGAAACTGATACACTGACAACAATGTATCTTCCTTCTGGCATTGCATCATTGATCATCAATAACTGTCCTAATCTGAGTCTCCAAAGCTCTACTGTTCAACAACTGAGCAACATTGAAACTAATAACAGTACTATTGCTCTACAGATGATTACTGGTGGTACAAACTTGGTTAATGCTAAGTTCAATAACATCAATATCACTACAACTTCTGCAAATGAAGCTACTGTTAGAACATGGCTGTTAAACGATATTACTAAGAATATTACAGGAACAGTTTATCTTGCAAAGGAATTAACCGATGAAGAGATTGCTGCTCTTGAAACTAAGTTTGGTAATGGAGTATTCAATGTGGGAAGTTCATTCTATATTACTTACATTCAAACTGAAATAAGTGAACCTGTAATTAGCCCAACTACCTTGACATTAGGTCCTGGGGAAACTGCTACTATTACTGCTACTTATACTGGTAATGCTATTAAGGGTTGGGATTGGACATCAAGTTCTCCTACCGTTAGTCTGACAAAAACCAGAAAGAGCCTTGTTATTACAGCTCCTGCAACTGTAAGTAGACCAGAAGATATTACAATTACTTATTCAGTCACAAAAGCCAATAATACAACTGTCACTAAGACTTGTTCATTGTCGCTGATCAGTACAAACTTCTTGATCAATGGACTGGCTATGGATACTAACCAACCATTAGTATGTGGTCAAGGTTCTCCATCAGTTAGCGGTTCATTCACTATTACTGATACTGAAGGACTTAATAACTGGGTAATCCAATCATTCACTGGTACTGGTATTACATCTACTATCAGTGGTGGAACAGTTAATTATAGTATAGCAAATCCTACAATTAATACTGTGGGTTATGGACAGTTGACAATTGTACAAGCAGGAGAATATACCTATACATTCCAGATTGGTTATACAATTTCTGCTCCTACAGTTGATGTAGAAGGTAATACAGCTCTTGTCAGAAATCTAAAGAATGGTATTACAGCTGAATTCACTCTGAGTACTACTCCTGCTGTTGCCATTAGTTCAGTTTCTGCTACATTCAGTACTGATATTAATGCTACACAGTCTAGCTCTGGTGGAACATTAACTCTGAATATTCCTGCTGGATCTGCTGAAGGAACGATCAATACTAACATGACAATTGTTGGTCTTGATGCTAATGGTGGTAGTTATAGTAAAACTATTGCCCTTACACTTCAGACAATCTCACTGGAACCAAGAATTATTGTAGATTATGAATGGAGTATTGGAAATGTAAATAAACCTCTGTACTTACATAAGCATGACAGCCATGTTCTAACTGGAATGACTATTGTTCAGAGTACATTGGCTGATAATAATCCAACTGTCACTGAAATAAATGGTTATGATACTATTACAGTAAGTGGTGAAGGTTTCCTGAGAATTAAGTATGATCTTGGTTCTCAATGGACAACTAACCTATTCAAGAACTGTATGGGTGTCAGAAAGGTTCAGATCTATGATGCTACAATCGGTGATATCAGTGGTATTCTTGCTGTTGATTCTCCTGTAGATCAAGCTCAGGCAGTTTATCCTGTTGTCGAAAGATTCAAGATCCAGAATTGTAAGACTCTCAGTAGATTTAATAGTGATGCAAATAATCAGGGTGCTACACTTGATAATGCTTTCAATGGCCGTAATATCATCAAGATCGACCTTAGAGGAATTTTTGATAGAGAAAATGGTGGTGATGGAGCATTCAAGAGTCTAACCAATGCATTCCAAGTTGGTAATACTACAGAACCTTGTGTACTGTATATTGCTAAGGTTGGTGATAGCAAGGGAAGAAGCCTGTTTGTTGATAATATCTTCAAAGAGGATAATAACCTGGTTCATGCCGTTCTCTATAGTGGTGTAGTTGCTCAACCTCAGATCACTAGATGGAAAGTCATTAGTGGAGGTTGGAAACATGATGCTACTGCTACTATTGAAGATAAGAAGTCTTACGGTGGTGCTATTACATTCCTGGCTGATTCTGCAACAACCATTAATAAAGCTGCTATGTCAAGTGCCTTAGGTCTTGAAGTCAGTGTTAATGGTGGTTCATGGACTGGTGTAGGAAGTGCTGCAACATCTTGGACTCTTGCAAAGGGAGATTACCTGAGATTCTTAGTGACCAATAGTAATACAACTGGTAGTAGTTCTTCAGATTGTTTGAAATTTACTGGTAATAGTGCAGGCGGATATCGTGAGCTTGGTTTCTATGATGCATTATGTAGAGATAATGTTATTGGAGATGGATATTTCCTATATTATCTCCATTACGAAGATACCGGCATTACAATGTTAGGAGATTTTAACGATCAGCTCTTAGAAGCAGCATATAATTACAATTTAAGGATCGGTTATAATTGTACAAATCTTAAAAGACTTTGTGAATATATTCCAGACTCCTCTCACTATCTTCTTGGCAACAAAATTAATAGTGTTCATAATGTTGTGGAGATGGAGTTCAAAAACCAGATCCTAGGAGATCAGATGCCTGAGGATTGTAGAGAGTATGTTAAATATATCATAGCCCCAAGCTCGGAAGATACTAATTATAGTTCTTTCTCAAGCGTAATTAGTGTTCCTAATGATTACTATATGACGTCTTGTTGGGGTACTACTTCTGAGTCAAATGCTTACCAAACGACTGGCAAATTCCAGGGCTGTTTAAAACTCAATCAGCTCATCCGAATCTATGTTTCTAATCCGAATTTTAGATCTTGTTTTAGTTTCTCTAATTTATTCAAGAACTGTACATCTCTGGCCATAAGTCCTGTGGTCGATTATGGTAATTCTTGGGAAGTTGCTAACAAGTCTGATGGATGGAATGCACAATACTACGGTATGTTCTCTGGTTGTACATCCCTCACGGAAATTGATGATTCTATTATTGATATCAGAATTAATGATACATATCTTAGAAATATCTGTCTTTCCAGTATGTTCTCTGGTTGTACGTCTCTGAGAAAAACTCCGAAAATTAGGATTAGTGGTCTTTATGGAGCGTCTCTTGATACAAGAAGTTTAGATCTCGTATTCTCCAGTATGTTCAATAGCTGTTCGTCTCTAAACGATCTTACCAACCTAAACAACTACTTAAATATTACTAATTTCCCATACGGTTGTAAAAAGACAAATAACACTGCCCGTATGTCTTTTAAAAGGTTTTCACGTATGTTCTCTGGTTGTACATCGTTGACTAGTCTACCTGTCTGTGTTAGTGATGGTACGTTTAACAATACCACAGCCAGATATTACGGCGGGGCTACACAGGAGGAGTTCAATGAAATGTTCAAAAACTGCACTAGTCTCACCGGTAATATAACGATTCAAGCGTCAATCGACCAAGACTTTTCGCATAGCGGTGGTGATTATTTCTCCTATATGTTCCAAGGATGTAGTGGAATAACCGGAGTGACTGTTAACTGTAATGCTGGCAACTATCAGGGCTGGTATAATGCTTTTGCTGGTTGCACCGGGCTGACTTCTGCTACTCTAAACCTAACCGGAGAATTGGCAGGGAATGAACTTAATAGTATGTTCTACGGCGATGGCAACCTTTCCTATCTAAAGGCTATGTTCACTGGATCTAATTTCGGTGCAGGTTATACTACTTCTTGGATGACTGGAGTTGCTAATTCTGGTACATACGTTATGAATGCTGATGCCTCGTATGATGCAGAAACTGAGAAGAATGATTCTAGGGTTCATGCAGGATGGACTGTTCAAACTGCTTTAAACTAATTAACCTTTTAATTCCGTTAACTACATATGATTAAATATGGTAATAAAATGATTGCTAAAGCAGGATATTACCTAACTTCTTCGAGGGGGAGAAAGCATTTTGCCCTCCCCTTCATTGAAGGAGTTGAGTATACAGAAAAGAAAATCCCTGCTAAAGTTGAAATGATTAGCCCTGGAGTATTCTCTTTCGGACCATTCCAGTTGCGCTATACTGATACTATGAAGAAGGACCTTGTACAAATGATCTATAGCATGGATGATCAGATTGCTATTATTCTCAACAAGGAAGATAAACCTGCTGAATATGATCTAATGCAAGGATGGAGAACATATTTTAGTTCCCTGATTGATAAGATGGAAAAACTTCTTGAACCTGATGAACAATGAAAGAATGGTTAGAACTCGGAATCAAAGATAAACTAGCTTATATCTTTGCTAGTCTAGCCCTATTATTTGGACTAGGCATTACACTAGCTGGGTTCCTAGTTCCTCCTCTTGGTGAAGTTCATGATTCTGTACTATGGATCCTTGGACAGACTTTAGTCTATTCAGGATCTGTAGTCGGAATTTCAATACACTATCAAAACGAACTAGGAAAATTCAAAAAAGATATTGAAAAACTAATAAAGTAATGAAAGTAATATTTGCTAAAGCTGAAGAGATAGGTAATGATATTCCTAGCGGTATCATTTATTATGCAGAAGATACTAAGCAAATCTATCTCAAAACTGATATATCCGGAGAATTGAAAACTTACGGAATTGATGCTACGGGTGAACCAGCAGGACAAGAATATAGCTTCGAATCTTATAACCCTGCCGGAGATACTAAGTGGGGTGAAGGTAAAGTTATTACTACTGGACTTAAAGCTATGGGTAAATCACAAGTTAAGGTTATTGAAAACTCTGAGGAATCATTCGTCGGAAACCTATACTGGATTACAAGCAATGCTACAGTAGGAAATAACCTCTACACACTCTATAATGATGATAATGGCAACTCAGCTGGTATAAAAGTTAAGCTGATTGGTTAATAAACGTTAAACTTGGAGAATATTAAGAATCAAATCTTGGTATTCTCCTTTTTTCTCCTTACCTTTGTCGAGTCATATTTTAATCTTTGGCTTTGGAAACTCCATCGTCCGAGAATGGTTTAACCTTTCAATAAGCTGAAGATGAAAGAAAACAGATTAATTCTAGCCTGTTTATCCTGCCTTATGCTGTTGATGTTAGTCTTGATCGATGATGGACTACAACAAAGAGAAGATTAAAAGTCTGATTAAGGCAAAGGAAAAAGAACTTGAATTGCTGAAAGAAATCGAAGCAAAAATTAATGAGGCTGGCCAGGATAAAACCTAGCTGGCCTTTATTCTACCTATACTTTTTTTTTTATGTCTATTTGGTATATAATGCGGACCGAAGGGACATACTAAGGTCCTCCCTATCCACCAGAACATTTTTCAGAGAAAAACGTTCAGATTATTAATGTAGTATAATTAACCATTCTAATTGTGAATAAAAGATAAAATTAAGCTACATTATTTGGCCAATTGGAAAAAAGTCTATATCTTTGCCGAACGTAATATTAATGGAACATATGAAAGCTATTATATTCGGAAGAGTAAGTACTGAAGGTCAAGATATAGATCAACAGACTGAGAGATTAATTGAAAGGGCTATCCTAGATGGATTTAGCCAGGAGAATATTATTACTATTTCTGTTAAGGAGAGTGGTATTAGTCTGAAAGAAACAGAAAGAAAGGGTATTATTCAACTAAAAGAACTGGCTGAGCCTGGAGATACTGTTTACCTATATGAGATTACCAGATTAGCTAGAAGAGGGGATGTTAACTTCAATATTAAACAATTCCTGGTAGATAATCATATTCAATTGATCTGTCTTAAACCTGAATTGAAACTCCTAGATGAAGATGGACAGGTTAATCAGATGGCTAATGTTGCTTTTGGTATGTTAGCTGTGTTTGCTGAGCAGGAAATGTATAATGCTAAGGATAGAATGCAAAGAGGAAAGTATTATGCTAAACTTCAGGGGAGATTTACAGGAGGAAGACTCAGATTTGGTTATGGATTAGACAGAAGTAAGAGATTTATTGTCAAACCAGAAGAAGCCAAGATTATTAATGATGTTTTCTCCTTAATGGCCAGTGGGAATCATAGTATTAAGTCTATTTCTATTACTCTTGGTTTAACAGTAAAGAAGGTACAGAATATATTAGCCGGAAATGAATACTTTGACTGTTCCTATCCTCCAATTATTACTGAGGAACTCTATAGGAAGGCTCATGAATCTCTGGAAAGGAATCAGAAAAAACCAAAAACAATAACAAAGCATATTTTCCTGGGTAAAGGCTTGATTAAAGATGAATATGGGTATACAATGTTAGGCAAAGTAAGAGGAAAGCGTAATGATGGGTATTATGCTCATTCAGTTCATTCTGGTTCTACACTTACCATTGCTTCACAGAAACTAGATGAACTTATTTGGTTAGTTGCATCTTCTGAATATCAAAATCTGATTGACTTAGGAGAAACAGAAAAGAAGGAAGAACAGAGACTCTTAGAAGAAAGATTGGCCAGAATAGAAAACGATATTGTTCAGGAAAAAGAGATATTAGAGAAAATAGAAAAAAGGTTTATTCTGGGTAAAATAACAGAAGACCTAGCGGATTCTCTTGGTTTTCAACATAAAGGGATAATACGTACTCTTGAATCAACCAGACTTACTATTATTGAACAACTTGGACAACTCAATACTATAAAACCACTTCAATCTACAACAGAAATAACTGATCCTGAACTAAAGAGAAATATTATACTACAGGTTATTGATCATATTCAAATTACTAAACTGGGCAGATACTCCTATAGGCTTATTTTTCATTTCTCCAACCCTCTCTGCCCAGATCATGAGGAATTCTTTCAAACCCGTGTTAAAATTTGTTAAAAAATAGGCTTTTTTTAAAATTTGGTGTATTTTGGTCAAAATTGGGGTTTATTAGGCTAAAAAACACCATTTTCCCCCCGATTTTCACCCCTTTAAAATGTCAAACCCTTACTTATGTAAAAAGAGTAGAATTATCCTCTTTTTTAACATTTGAGTTCGAGGATGTGTTTGTCCTGTTTTTATGAAATGGGATAAACCACTGTGTTCATATTATTATTGTTATTCATGTGAAGGTCTGGCTTGTCTGTGATGGATAGGTCAGACCATTTTATGAGAATAACTGTAGTATGGATTGCCTTGAAGAGAATAGTAATATAATAGAATATGATTAATAACAATAATAATAGTTCTGCTGATGTGAAGAACAGTAGCACAGTAGAGACATGGAGACCTGTAGTTGGTTATGAGGGTCTTTATGAGGTAAGCGACAAAGGTAATGTTAAGAGTTTATCCAGAGAAGTTATTCGTAAGGATGGCATTAAGATTAAGATTAGTGAGAGATTACTGAAGATAACCAAGAGTGAAACAGGTTATTGTACAGTAAATTTGAGTAAGAACGGTGAATCTTATTGTTTTGGGGTTCATGTCTTAGTGGCTCATGCATTTGTTCCTGGTTATGATAAAGATAATGCAAATGAAGTTAACCATCTGAACGAGGATAAACATGATAATCGTGCATGTAATCTTGAGTGGTGCAACAGAAAATATAACCTGAATTATGGAGGTTATAAGGAGAGAATGAGTATTTCCTGTGGAGGTAGTGGATTGATTAAACAGTATGATCTTCAGGGAAACTTAGTTGCAGAATATCCCAGTATTAAAGAAGCTAGTAGACAGACAGGTATTAATGTTTCTAGTATTCATGGAAATATAAATGGGAATATCAAGAGAGGATACACAAGAGGTTATCGATTTGTTGGATAAAAAACTGTAGCCATAAATAATTATATCTCAGGGACTAGATTGGGTATTTCACCATCATACCCCGTCTAGTTCCCTCTTTAACTCCATTAACATTACGTATTATGAAAGAGAATAACTCCGCTACGCTACGCTGGAAGAGAGTTCCTGGCACTTGGATAGAAGCCAGGCCTAACAGTGAAATAAAGTTTGGTTGGGAGATCAGAATAAAAGGACATTGGGTTAAGAAGAGAACAATAAGACCTGGATGGACTGTGGGAGGATATCAACAACCAACAGAAACCTTAACTGTGTATGATGAAATCGGTGATAGAGATACAGATTCAATAGTTAAACTTGATCAACCGAGAGTAAGATACAGAGATGACTATGGAAATAACAAAATATTGATGTTAAAACAAATAATAGAAGCATTATGAATACAAGATTTTTATGGAAACCTGAAAATGTGGTATTCAATAACAGAAAAGAGGCAATAAAAACAATGGGAAGATCCTATTATTGCCAATGCCTAAGAAATAGAGAATTTATTTTCGATTATAAAGGATAACTAAAATTTATAGACATTTCTATGAAAATTGGTATAAGTAAACAGGCATTTGTAGATAAAGATATTGCAAATGCTATGATAGGCCATATTAATCCGGAAACAACAGCAATTAAGCATAAGTATGGATTCAGTGGCAAAGAAAAGGTTAGGTTTGATAATATTTCAATAACAAATCCATCAGACCTAATGAATATGCTATGTCAGGGGAAGACATATAGTCATCCTTTGAATATTTCAGGTGATTATGGCATGTCTCAGAAAACTAATAAAAACTTTAATGGGACTTGTATAATTCCACTTGATGTTGATGATACTAAAGCTAATTGCCCAAAGGATTATATTGGCAAACTTAGCATTAAACCTACTTTCTATTACACAACTTATAGTAATGGACTTCCAAATAAAGGAACTAGGTTTAGAATGTTCTATTGCTTCAATTCAATGTCTGGCAAATCATATCTGAATTATAGATATCTTGCTTCGAAATTGGTTGGAATAATAGAAAATGATACTTCAGAAAAACTTGATCACTGTTCATTAGTAGCTGCACAGTATTTTAATGGAACTAATATGAATACAGCAGCTCATTTTGATGCTGATTATTATGGAAATATTTATTCCTGGACAGATATTGGAGCAGATAAAGATGATTATGTGAGATGGTTAACTGAAGAAGATAAAGATGGTAAAATTGCAGGTTATAGTGAATCTGGATATAGAAGAAATCATTATAATATCTGCAAAGAACTGGGAATTCCATATTATAATCTTCCTGGAGTAAAAATTGATGAAGATCTGATTCAGGATTATGAAAAATATGGAGCAAATCATTGGTTTAGAAAAAACTTCCATTATCTGAGTCTTCCTAAACAAACTTGGACAAAACGCTGGACTCCTGATATTCCTTGGCAATATGTAGATGAGGATGAACCATTTGTGAAAATATTCTATCATCCTAATAAAATTAAAACAGGACAGGGAAGAAAAAAAACATTGATTGGAAATGCTGAAGTGTATAGAATAATTAATCCTGAAGCTACACCAGAACAAATCTTCTTTATGCTGGCAATGGATAATTATGATCTCCTAGAGGAACCATTAAGTGTTGAAACTATTATAGACTATACACAGGATCTTTTCAATAAAACAGATGAAGAAATTTGGAATCATCAGAAAGCATGGATTGATCAATGTACAGCAAATAAACCTGAATTCATCCTTAATCCTTTTATAGATTTCGAAAATACTAGGAGTAAAACTAAAAAACAATATGTCAGACAAATAAAAGGAATTATCACTGATTCAAAAATCTATAAATCACATGCATATAATCCTAATGTAGGTGTGTCAGAAAATCTTAGACAAATTAATCAAGTAGATCCAACTATTACATATAAACAGGTTAAAAGATATCATAGTATTAGAAAGACTGATCCAGAAAAAATGAAACTAAACATTAAGGCGAATTATAATACTGGACTTAGCCTTAGAGAAAATACTGAAATAATTAATGATATCTTCCATACTGAATTCTCCAAAGATACTATCTCTAGAATTGTTCAAATTGACTTCTCTTCTGAACAGGTAAAACAGAATAAGAGAGAAGAAAAACAGAATAAGAAAGAAGAAGAGTTAATTAATTCTGGCCTGATTGATCCAGAACAAAGCTTGAGATGGAATATGAGAATACTACAGGAAAATGGTATTAAATTCTCTAGACCTACTCTTGAAAATGTTCTGGCCAAATTGAAAGAAGAAAAACATGAACTGCCTTTGGCCAATGAAGAGAAAGAAGAGATCATAACTGGCCAGGCTACGCCAAGGCCAGAAACAAATAATAATCTTAACTTTAACTCTTTCTTTAACAATAACTGGAGTTTATTTTAGTATATGTATAATTCTCTTACAGCAGACTCTCTTGGAGTCTGTTGTGTGAATATAAAAAAACTATTGAATCATTGCTTTGACAAGCAATGTTATAATGTAAAGGCCAATTTGAGACAAAAAAAACACACCCCTAAAATAAAGATAATATATGATTACAGTTTCAAAATTTTTAGAATTTGACAGTGACGGTAATGTCATTAATGTCTGGGACAATGATAGACCAGGCAATGTAGTAGAGTATAGACAACTATCAAAAGAGTTAGATTATTTTTCTCAGAAAGATAGTATTGATCCAACAGATTATTATATAAGTGCTGATGGAGTATTGAGAAATTCTGCTAGAAATTGGAAGCATCTTACTCCGACGCATTATAAATTTAAGGTATATTATATTATTAAGAAAAAATATATTAATTTGAATTGGGTATTATTTAAGTTATGGGGAATAGAATATAATCAGTTTGATTTAGCTGTTGAGGTATTTGATTCTACTACAGGTGCCAAAATTACTATTTTGCCAGAGTCTTTAATTCCACTACATTTCTCTTGGGATGATCCTCGATATAGATTTCATAAATTTATAGATGATTCTGAAGTGAGAGAACGTATTAATAGACTTCAGGACATGTATAGAGAAATAGATCAAAGTAGAATTAGTTATTTTGAGAATGTTCCGGAATGGTTAGATGAGGATAAAGAAGTTGATGTTGATTTATCATTGCCAGAAGAATATAGTAGTTTATTAAAGGTATATGTTTAAGAGATTAATATATAAGATTGACGAATGGCTATGTGGATTATTCTATCATTTGCATAGTTATTTTGCATATAGGTGTAGTTGTCATCATCCCACTATTGAAGAAAGAATTGAGCATCTTCACAGTGGTATATCTGATTTGGAGGACAACTGGAAATTAGAAACCGGAATTAATATTCAGAATGACACTGTAAAAGAATGACGGTGGAAAGAAGGTGTAGTATATGCGTAAGGCAATAAAGATATTACAAATAGTTCAGTCTGTTATAACATTAATTTTAGTTATCTATTCAGCACTGAACATTGAAGATAAAAGAAAGTAGGAAACTTACTTCTTAAACTTCATAATAATCAGAGGAAGGCACAGATAAACATGGCGCTTTATCCTGTCCCTGTCTGTGTCCATTCCTCCTTTAATAACAAGAAAGATATGAATACAATATTAGCATCTGTTTATTTATTATTCTTAATTATATTAGGATTAGGAATAAATAAATATTGGAAAAATAATCCAATAGTTTATTATGTTTATTGGATTTTAGTAATATTTACAGTCATTATTATACCTATGATTGTAATGATAATTTAAAATATAATTGGTGTGGTTTAATAGAATCATTTTGAGTTCAGATTATTGAAACTCTTTTTATTTTTTAGAATATGGTAGTAGTAATATCCTACTCTTCATTCATATTCAAATAATCTGTTTTGACTATTTATTAATCCCTTTCTTCAGAAGAGCATTTGTTTAATTTCTGTTCTCATATTTCCTTTGTCCGTATGCTTTTCTATATAGGTGATTCTATAAACCCACCAACATTTTAATCTTCAAAAAACCACAGAAGAATGCCTACGATTAATAAGAAAAATAAAATTCAAACATTAAGTACTAAGTGGAAAAGACTTGATGATGATGCCAAGTATTATAATAGTACATCATGGCATAACCTGAGGAACTACTATATTAAGCATCATCCTTTCTGTGAGATTTGCGAAGAGAACGGGAGAGTAAGACTAGGTGAGGAGGTACACCATAAGACAGAGTTCCTATCAGGTAATACTGAGGAGGAGAGATGGCAACTACTATTGGATGAAGATAATCTACAGACATTATGTAAGGAGTGTCATCATAATATTCATTCACAAAAGAAAAAGAGTACCCTATCTCCACACAAAAAATAAAAAAAAATTTTTCATTTTAAAATCAAACCGAGATAGACCGGGGGGAGAGATTTTTAAAAATTTTTTCGCGAATAAAC